GTTTTCAATGGGAAAATGGAATAAAAGATACAAGAGTATTATTTGTTCCTAATAAAAACGGAAGATTTTTAGTTAGCTGGGTGCCGCCAATTACTTTACAAAATAGATATAATATAAAAAACAATATAAAATATCCTGGTAATGAACACTGTGGAGCTTTTGGATGTGATAGTTATGATATATCTGGTACAGTTGACGGCAAAGGATCTAAGGGTGCTTTACACGGATTAACAAAATTTTCAATGGAAGATGTGCCACCTAACTTATTTTTTTTAGAGTATATATCAAGACCACAAACAGCTGACATATTTTTTGAAGATGTTTTAATGGCTTTAGTTTTTTATGGAATGCCTATACTAGCTGAAAACAATAAACCTAGACTTTTATATTATTTAAAAAGAAGAGGTTACAGAGGCTATTCAATGAATAGACCAGACAAAGTAATGCATAAATTATCAGTAACAGAAAAAGAAATAGGCGGTATACCTAATTCAAGTGAAGATATAAAACAAGCTCACGCAGCAGCTATTGAGGATTATATAGAAAACCACGTTGGTTTACTTACAGAAGGATATGGTGACACTTATTTTCAAAGAACATTAGAAGATTGGGCTAAATTTAATATTAATAACAGAACAAAGCATGATGCTTCTATAAGTTCTGGCTTAGCTATTATGGCATGTAATAAACACAGGTACACACCTGTAGCAAAAAGAACCATATCAAAAGTTTCTTTAGGATTTAAAAAATATAATAATACAGGAGTGAATTCAAAAATAATATAAATAAATGATCTATACTACTAATAATAGCATCTTTCCAGACCAGGTAGTACCTGAAGAAGAAAAGAAATCATTTGAGTATGGTTTAAAAGTAGGGAATGCTATAGAGCAGGAATGGTTTAGAAACAATAGTGGGCAAAATAGATTCTCTTATAATTTTCAGAATTTTAATAGATTAAGATTGTATGCTAGAGGTGAACAACCTATACAAAAATATAAAGATGAATTATCTACTAACGGTGATTTATCTTATCTTAATTTAGATTGGAAACCTGTGCCTGTTTTATCTAAGTTTGTAGATATAGTTGTAAACGGAATGACAAACAAAGGATATGAAATAAAATCTTTTGCTTCAGATCCTTTTGCAACTCAACAAAGAACAGATTTTGCTTTTAACGCATTACGAGATATTCAGCAAAAAGATAATATAGAGGAGCTAGCTAAACTTACAGGGCAAAATTTTTATGCTTCAGCAGATCCAGAAAGTTTGCCAAATGATCCAGGTGAACTTGACTTATACATGCAGCTTAATTACAAGCAAAGTGTGGAAATAGCTGAAGAAGAGTTAATAAATAATGTTCTTGATTTTAATAAGTACGAAGAAACTAAAAAAAGATTAGCTTACGATTTAACTGTTTTAGGAATAGCGGCTAGTAAAACTAGTTTTAATTTATCTGAAGGTGTAACTGTTGATTATGTAGATCCAGCTAATTTAGTTTATTCAGCAACTGATGATCCTAATTTTGAAGATATTTATTATGTAGGTGAAATAAAAAGTTTAACTCTTTCTGAAATAAAAAGATTATTTCCTTATTTAACAGATAATGAATTAGAAGAAATACAAAAATACCCTGGTAGACAAAACTATGCTAGAAGCGATTGGCAAGTTCAATCTGATCCAGAACAACATCAAGTACTGTTTTTTGAATACAAAACATATCAAGATCAAGTATTTAAAATAAAACAAACAGAGCAAGGTTTAGAAAAAACATTAGAAAAACCCGATACTTTTAATCCGCCGCAAAGCGACAACTTTGAAAGAGCTTCAAGATCAATTGAAGTTTTATATACCGGTGCAAAAATATTAGGTATGGGTGATCGAATGCTAGAATGGAAGCTTGCAGAGAATATGACACGACCTAACGGAGATATAACTAGAGTTAATATGAATTACTCTATTAGTGCTCCAAGAATGTATCAAGGGCGCATTGAATCTTTAGTTAGTAGAACAACTGGGTTTGCTGATATGATTCAAATAACTCATTTAAAACTACAACAAGTTTTAGCTAGAGTAGTTCCAGATGGTGTTTATGTAGACGTAGATGGTCTAGCAGAAGTAGATTTAGGTAACGGAACAAACTATAATCCAGCAGAAGCATTAAATATGTATTTTCAGACTGGTACAATAGTTGGTAGATCACTTACTCAAGACGGCGAACTTAATAGGGGTAAAGTGCCTATTCAAGAACTACAGAGCTCTTCAGGCATATCTAAAATACAGGCAATGATACAAACGTATCAATATTATTTACAAATGATACGTGATGTAACCGGATTAAATGAAGCTAGAGACGGAAGCGCGCCTGATAAAAATGCTTTAGTTGGTTTACAAAAACTAGCAGCAGCAAATTCTAATACAGCTACAAGACATATATTGCAATCATTAATGTATTTAACAGTAAAGACTTGCGAAAATATTAGTTTAAGAGTTAGCGATATGCTGCAGTTTCCAATTACAAAACAAGCTTTAGTTAGTAGTATTAATAGTTTTAACACAGCTACATTAACTGAAATAGATGATTTACATATACATGACTTTGGTATATTCTTAGAACTAGAGCCAGAAGAAGAAGAAAAAGCTCAATTAGAAAAAAGTATTCAAATAGCGCTGCAAACAAAAACAATTGATTTAGCCGATGCTATTGATATTAGACAAATACAAAATATTAAATTAGCTAATGAGCTTTTAAAATCTAGACAAAAGAAAAGAGCTGAAGCAGAGCAAGCTGCTAAAATGGCTAATATACAAGCGCAAGCTGAAGCAAACGCTCAAGCGGCAGAAAAAGCAGCTGTAGCAGAAGTTCAAAAGCAGCAAGCATTAGCGCAAACTGAAGTTCAAATACAACAAGCTAAGTCTCAGTTTGAAATACAAAGAATGGAACAAGAGGCTTTAATTAAAAAGCAATTAATGGCTGAAGAGTTTAATTATCAGTTACAATTAGCTCAAGCAGGTGCCCAAGCACAAAGAGAAAAAGAAGCTTTAATAGAAGATAGAAAAGATAAAAGAGTAAAAATACAAGGTACTCAACAAAGTGAACTTATAGATCAAAGACAAAACGATCTACTGCCTAAAAACTTTGAATCATCGGGTAATGATAACTTAGATGGTTTTGGTTTAGAGCAATTTACCCCACGATAAGGGATTATTAATTTTTATTATATTATATTATGTCAGAAGAAGTAAAACAAGAGGGAGAGTTTAAATTAAAAACTAAAACTCCTAAAATTAAAGGCCAGGGAAATATAGTACCTGAAATTACTAAAATAGATTTAAGTAAAAAACCAGAAGAAGATGCCGTTCAAACACAAGAGACAGATGATAGCAATGTTGTTGTCGAAGAATCAAAAGACAGTGGCAACAGCGAAGGAGTGGTTGAAGAAGTACGGGCCACCGAAGAAGAAGTAGTAGAATCTCCTATAGAACTAGTAGAAGATGAAAGTAATAACGATGAAGAGGTCACAATGGTTGGAGGCACTGAAAGTCCCGACACCTCACAGGAACAAAAAGAAGTATTACCGCAAGCAGAAACACAAGAGTTACCAGAAAACGTAGATAAGTTAGTAACTTTTATGAAAGAAACTGGTGGAACCATTGAAGATTATGCTAGATTAAATGCAGATTATAGTGGTATTGATGGGAAAGCATTGCTAAGAGAGTATTATAAGCAAGCAAAACCCCACTTAGATTCAGAAGAAATTCAATTTATTATTGAAGATTCTTTTAATTATGACGAAGAATTAGACGAACAGCGAGATATTAGAAAGAAAAAACTCGCTTATAAAGAAGAAGTTGCAAAAGCCAAAGGTTATTTGGATTCGCTCAAAGATAAATACTATGCAGAGATCAAGTTGAGACCTGGAGTTAATCAAGAGCAACAAAAAGCTATTGACTTTTTTAACCGATACAATGAAGAGCAAGAGCTCAGTAAAGTTAACCAAAACAAGTTCCATAGCCAAACAGATGAGCTTCTTAACAATGAATTCAAAGGTTTTGATTTTAAAGTTGGAGAGAAAAAATTCAGGTATGGTATAAAAGACCCTGTTAAGGTTGCTGATAATCAAAAAGATATATCCACTTTCATTAAGACGTTCTTAAATGATAAAGGAGAAGTCGTAGATACAAAAGGTTATCATAAAGCTTTATACGCTGCGCGAAATGCAGATACAATAGCTAATCACTTTTATGAGCAAGGTAAAACCGATGCTATAAAGAATCAATTAGCTAAATCTAAAAACATAAGTACAGAGCCTCGCAAAACACAAGATGGTAATGTATTTATTGATGGATTTAAAGTAAAAGCAGTTAGTGGTTTAGATTCTTCAAAGCTTAAAATTAAAACAAGAAAATTTAACAATTAAAAACTAAATTATTATGGGAACATTAAACCCTGCGTTTGGGACTATTATACCGTCTCAATCACAACAATTATTACAGTCTAACTACTTGCAGTTTAATACTGGAACTGGAAAAGACTTCGCACAACAGTATCTACCTGAAATCTACGAACAAGAAGTAGAGCGCTATGGAAACAGAACATTATCTGGATTCTTACGTATGGTTGGGGCTGAAATGCCAATGACATCGGATCAAGTTATTTGGTCAGAACAAAACAGATTACACGTCGCTTATGACAACTGTACTAACGATGATGCAAACGGTATCGGAATCCCAGTACAAGCTGGTATTGTAAACGTTATTTCTCCTGGCCAAACTATTGTTCTTTTAGATCCAGCTGGAATTGAATTAAAAGCTGTAGTTACATCTTCAGACCCAGGAACTGGCGCTCTAGTTGTAGCTCCTTATACTGCTGCTAATACAGCTGGGCTTGCTGCTACTGGAATTAAGATTTTTGTATACGGTTCTGAATTCAATAAAGGATCTCAAACAACTAACTGGGACGGAGCTGCTGGAGCAATTACAGGAACTACTAACGTTAGTATTGACCCTACGTTTACTCAATTTAGCAATTCACCAATCATAATCCGTAGCAATTATACTATCAATGGATCTGATATGTCTCAAATTGGATGGGTAGAAGTTGCTACTGAAGATGGAACTTCTGGATACTTATGGTATTTAAAAGCTGAATCTGAAACTCGTTTACGTTTTGAAGATTACTTAGAAATGAGTGTAGTTGAAGGAGAACTTGCTGCTGCAGGATCTGGAGCTTTAGCTGGAGGCTTTAAAGGTACACAAGGTTTATTTGCTGCTGTTGAAGATAGAGGTAATGTTGAAACTAATTTAGACACAACAAACCTAACTGACTTTGATGCTATCTTGAAAAATTTAGATACTCAAGGAGCAATTGAAGAAAATATGTTATTTTTAAACAGATCTACTTCTTTAGGAATTGATGATATGCTAGCTGGTGTTTCTGCAGGAGCTCAAGGTGGTACTGCTTATGGATTATTTGAAAACTCAGAAGAAATGGCATTAAACCTAGGGTTTAGCGGTTTCCGTAGAGGATCTTATGATTTCTATAAGACTGACTGGAAATACTTAAATGATGCTTCTACTCGTGGAGCAATAACAGGTACATCTTCTATTGAAGGTGTATTAGTACCCGCTGGAACTTCTACAGTTTACGATCAAATTTTAGGAACTAACATCCGTCGACCATTTTTACACGTACGATATAGAGCTTCTCAAACAGAAGATCGTCGTATGAAGTCTTGGTTAACTGGATCTGCTGGTGGTGCTTTCACTTCTAGTTTAGATGCAATGGACGTTAACTTCTTATCTGAAAGATGTTTAGTAGTACAAGCTGCTAACAACTTTGTATTGTTCAAAGGAGCATAAACAATTGGTAGATTTACCCTCGTTGAATTTACGAGGGTAATTCTTACCTTTATTAAACTATTAAATTATATTATATTATGGCTAAAAAGCAAACAGCTCAAGATACATCTTGGGAAATTAAAGATAGAACTTATTTAACATCAGGAAATAATAAACCGTTAACATTGAAGATTCCATCAAGACATTCTTCTGCGCACGCGCTACTTTATTACGATGAAAAAACAAATGAGCAACGAGAAATAAGATACGCTACTAATCAAAACTCGCCTTTTAAAGACGAACAAAAAGGAGAAGTTACTTTAGGACATATTGTATTTAAAGATGGCTCTTTGTTTGTGCCTAAAAGAAATCAAGTACTACAAAAAATATTATCATTGTATCACCCTTTAAAAAATAAGATATACAGTGAATTAGATCAAATTGAAGTTGCTAAAGATGATTTATTTGAATTAGAGTTAGAAATTGAGGCTTTAAATGCAGCAAGAAATATAGACATAGATCAAGCAGAAGCTATAATGAGAGTTGAAGTTGGATCTAAGGTGTCAGAGATGAGCTCTAAGGAACTTAAAAGAGATTTGTTATTATTTGCTAAGAATAATCCAAAGTTATTCTTAAACTTAGCTAATGATGATAACGTGCAATTAAGAAATTTTGCTATTAGAGCAGCTGAAGCTAAAATAATTAAACTAGCTGATGACCAAAGAACATTTACTTGGGCTTCAAACGGACGTAAATTAATGACAGTTCCATTTGACGAAAACCCATATTCAGCTATGGCATCTTTCTTTAAAACAGACGAAGGCATACAAGTCTTTCAATCTATAGAGAAAAAGTTCTCATAACATGTAATATTAATAATGGAGGTGTAACGCCTCCTTTATTATAATAAAAATAACTAATGGCTATAAATGTAAATACAGTATATCAAACTGTACTAATGATACTTAATAAAGAACAACGTGGGTATATGACGCCCGCAGAGTTTAATAAAGTAGCAACACAGGTTCAGTTAGAAATATTTGAAAAATATTTTGACGACTTAAATCAGCAACTACGTATACCTCAAGCAGATACGGATTATGCAGATCGTCAAGAAAATATTGACGAAAAAATAGCTATATTCAAAACGTTTGGTGATGCTGTTTATAATAGCAGTTTGCCAAATAACCCTTACTTTACACTACCTGTTTCTGATCTTTACGGAAATGTTGTTTCTTTTTATAGATTAGGTAATGTACTTTTTAATAATGAAAAAATTGTTCAACGGTTAGATAGACACGACTTTTATTATATTAATAATTCTAAGTTAACTAAACCTACTATGGTTAATCCAGTTTATCTTTATGAAAATCAAAAGCTTTTTATAAAACCTGTTTCTATTATAAATAATATTCAAGTTGATTATATAAGAAAGCCTAATGATGTTATATGGGGTTTTACCCCTGGTACTTTAGGTCAATACGTTTATAATGAAGATAGTTATTCGTTAACAAATCCTACAGGCTCTACTAATTTTGAAATTCACGAATCAGAACAAACAGAAGTTATACTTAAAATATTATTATATTCAGGTATAATAATAAGAGACCCTCAAGTGGTGCAAACAGCTGCGGCTTTAGTTCAAGCTGATGAAACTAATCAAAAAAGTTAACAAATGGCTAAACCTAATAACGGCTTAATAACCGAAACTAACGCGCAATATTATTCAGGTTCCCAAACCTTTGAAGCGCCTATAGTTAATTCCACTATAACAACTACGTTTAACACAGATTTAATATTTGGTAATTCAGACCCAACAACCCCTGGTTATAATTTAAATAATTTTAGATTGTATGTTAGCCCATTAGGCTTACCTGGTACATTTGTAGAATATACTTCTAGTTATACTGTTGTAGGAAATGTTATAACTTTAGGTGTAGCCCCTCAGGCTAATGAATGGTTTGTTGTTCAACTACTTACAGAGTTCGGTGGTGAATATGGAGATAGAGATGCTTTTGGCGATACAGTAGAAAATAATTATGGTGGATATTCTTACACTACACTGGAAGATGTTATAACTAACTTTATGATAGGTTATGTAGGTGCTGGTAAACTTATACCAAGCGCTAAAACAACTGATGTTATGTTTTTCGCTAAAAGAGGATTGCAAGAATTCAGTTATGATACTTTAAAAAGCATTAGATCTCAAGAGCTTACAGTGTCGCCCAACTTAGGCGTTGTACTTCCT